CCTATCAGACAGGGCAGGACGTACAACCTCCCCCCACACCCTGGGATTTTGCATGCCAAACTCATCGAATACACATAGATCAAGATAGATACCTCTCAAACTATCTGGATTCTCGGCAGACAACAGCATCAGCCTGCCACCATTCGGAAAGTCTACACGCAGTTCAGTCTCATTGAAACTTACGCCAGGGATTACAGACGCATAATACTTTACATAATCCCAAGCAATACGCTTCGCCTGCGTAAAGGTAGGCGCAATAAAAGCAACCCGTGGCCTGGGTAGCTCACAAGTCAGTGCATATTTTATCAGATGATTGACTGCCCAGACTGTCTTGCCAAAGCGGCGGTGCATCACAAGCACGTTCCAACGCTTCACGCTGGAGTGCATCTCAGCCTGTAACTCTCTTGGCTTGTAAGGAATCTTAACTTGCTGCATCGCTTTCCCAAACAATGCGCACCGTGCCGTCACTCACCTCTACACCAGCACGGTTCTTCGCATCACCATACTGATCCGGCATGACCTTGCCGACCTTCCAACGCACATGCAGGGCATAGTCCCTCAACACATTCGGATCATACTTCTTCTTACCAGCAAGCTGATCCTGATACATAACCTCTACATCCTCTAACGCCTTCTCAGCACTCTGCTGCTGCGCCCTGCGGATAAGATTACCTAACTCAACATCATCCTGCATCTTGGCATACAACGACGACCTACTAATCTTCGCCTGCCTACAAGCACTCACAAGACTGTGGCCGTCCATCACCAACGATGCAATCGCCTCTGCTTTGCTTGGGGTTAGCCTAGCCATGTCTCCTCCGGCTGTGTGTGGGTAATGGTCAAGTAATGTACATGCAAAGGTGCCGCGCGTCGTGGGGGTGATGCCTTAGATTTATGCCCCCCTATGCCTGCCATGCTGCATTGCAGCGCTGTCATTGCGTCGCTGCATTGCCGCGCGTCACTGTCCATGCTGGCCGTGTAGTGTGTGGCAAACCCCAACCACAACCCAGCCATTCGCTGTGCCGATCGGTTGCCATTACTTGCCTTGCCATGTTCTGGAAATGCTTTGCTGTGCTGTGCTTTGCAAAGAATAATTCTGAAATATCATTTTTCTTGTTGACAGTCTATCCCCTGCCAATGTTAGGGTTCTTTATCACTAGCAATGACAAAGGATCAAACACTATGAAACAGATGACCAAAACAGAAATGGCCGTGATAGCTGGCCGCAGTGTCTATCACGACTTACGCGCTAAGAGTGTGGCCGACGGTATGGCCGCAAGCGAAAGGGTGGTGAAGAAAAGCACCAACACCAAGCTAGGCAAGCGAGTGACCAAGGGCAAGCTGGCAGGCTTTCCTATCTTTACCGTGACACTGGAAGAACGCGCGACTTGTCCCCGCTCCTGCATCCATTGGGGCGATTGCTATGGGAACAACATGATGAACGCCACACGCTATGCGGCAGATGACGCACTGATTGCACAGATAGAGGATGATTTAGCTTTCTATCAGGCCAAGCACCCGAAAGGGTTTCTTGTGCGTCTGCATGTGCTTGGCGACTTCTTTTCCGTTGCATACGTCGCGCAATGGGCAAGGTGGCTTGGCATGTTTCCAGCGCTGCATGTGTACGGATACACGGCCAACCAACCCGACGCGACGGACAGCCAAGAGCGTGCCATAGGGCAGGCTTTGCTCACCCTGCGCAATGAATGCGGCATGCGCTTTGCTGTGCGCTTCTCCGGCTCTTACAGCCAAGAGTTTGCCGCGCTGTCATATGACGACGCTAGGTCGGCACAGCTTGTCACAGATAAACAGGCTTTCAAATGCCCGACACAAATTAGCAAGGCCACCGGCAAGCTAGCCAAGAAGGGCGAGGAGACGCTTGCGCCTGACTGCGGCGCATGTGGCCTGTGCTGGCAGGCGTCAAAGCCTGTTGTCTTTATCACTCACTAAGAAAGGATCAGGAACAATGACGGAATATATCATCATGGCTAATGACGGTTTCGGGTGGCGCTACTGCAAATCAGACGACGAATTCGGCTGCACAAGCGAGATCGGAGACGCATTGCGCTACACCATAGAGGCGGGGGCCGAGGCCTTTGCAGAAGAGTTTGCCGAGCTTTACGAGGTCGAAACCAAGGTCGTCGAGGTGGTGGCATGATCAGGATAATCATCGGCACCATTACAGCCCTAAGCGTTGGCCTATTGCTGGCCTTCCTAGCGCTGAATATAGCTACAGGTTGCGCACTGGTAAATGATTGGTCGCACCCTTATTGCATCACACCCTTAGACCTAATCAGAGGCTAACAGAGAAAGGATCAGAATAATGGACGCATATAAAAAATATTTTGGGCAACTTGTAGGTTGCAAGGTGATCGGCTTTGAAATGCAAGACGGCGGCCATGACGAAGATATGTGGCCTGCGCTGATCATGCGCACAGATGACGGCGAGGAAATCGCCGTTGTCCTGTCACGCGATCCAGAAGGCAATGGCCCTGGTTTCGCTTTCATTGAGCCTGTAGAGCGATAGAGAGAGAAAAGGCAGGGGGAAAGGATCAGCAAACCCCCTGCCTTCACTAGCCAGAAAGGTATAGCATGACAGCGGAACAATTCAAAGCTGAAAGGCAGCGCCTGGGCCTGTCTCAGGGTGCAATGGCAAAGCGTATAGGTGTAAGCCTGCACGCTGTTTATTACTACGAAAGCGGCAAGCGAAAAGTGCCGGAACCTGTAGCACTTTTACTGGAGTCACAGCGCGTCTATGACAAGCTGGTAGCAGAGAAAGGATCAGAAACATGAGACGAGGCACCAAGATAATTCATGGCAACGGCATGGTAACCTATTGTCTGCCGCATAACCCCGATCTTGAAAAGTACATAGAGAACAATAGGCGGCGACGGCATGTTGAGAAGATTGAAAACTTCATAGAGGATTTGGACAACAAGGACGCTTGTGTTGCGTTGCGTGTTTTGTTGCACAAGCACAGACATTCCAAGAAAGTGCGCCGCATTATTGATGCAGAGAAAGGATCAGAGACATGAAGGCAACGACGTTTGGCAGACCGCGCACAGAAGCTGGAGACTTGGCAGCAAAGATGCAAATAGGTGAGTCGGTGCTTTTCGACACAGACATAGAGGCACTGCGCTTCAAGGACTGTGTGCGCTGGTATCACGGCAACCGCAGTGTAAGCATCAACAAGGTGCCAAGGATTGGCTGGCGAGTATCACGCAAAAAGTAAAAGAGAAAGGATCAGAAAGATGATGTATTACGATTGGAAGCCGATGATAGTCCGGCATCTCGGTAAAGCCTACGCTTTCCGCGCTCGTCTGGACGACAAGGGCCGCGTGATGGTGCAGGAGTCTACCATCAAGAACCGTATTCACTACACACGCAATGAACGGGATTTTATGCGTGACATCCCGGTGAAGGTAGGCACAGACAAGCACCGTCTCATTTTACAGGCGGCCATGCAGCAAGCAGCTTACGAGTGGGGGATTGCATGACCAGAGAAAAGGAGAGGGGCGAAAGCCCCTCTTAGTTTAGGGAGGAAATGCGTTGCTCTAGCAATGCTGCGCGGCAATGATCCTTAGCAATGCCTGCTATGCGATGCACTCAGCCATGCCTTTTTTTATATAAATAAAAGGAAAGCATGTAGGCATTGCGATGCTTACTAGGCAATGCCTTCGTTTGCTGCACGGCAAATGCTAAGAACAAATCTTAAATATCATGGATCGTGTTGACTGGCAAGGGACAGAATGTAGGACATACTGGCCTAATCTGCATCGCCATAGCTTGGTTCCCATCTAAATTTAAGTTGACCGTAGACCGGCTGCCAATGCCTTTCTCTATTCGGGCCAGACCAAGGTTCTTTTCGCGGTTTTACCTCTCCTAAAACCCTCCAACCCGCGCCTCGCAGAGAAGACCCGCTCTCTTCTTGAAGCGTATAAGTAACCATCCTTTTGCCGCCCATCTGTTGCCAGACTCGCCAACATCTCCCATAAAGAAAACTGCATGTGTTTTTTGGCGCATGATCTAAAACACAAACTCGATTGATTTCAGCCGTTAGATCATCATCCAACATTCG